GTGATAATGGAGAATATTACATTCAATATTCAGGACAATATACTAATGCTTCTAGATATGTAAGAGTAAAATCAGTAGGAACTCCAACATTAAATTATTTTGATAATACAGGAACAGCTAAAGAGGCTTTAACTGGATCTATTCCAGTAGCAATGTCAGGTACATTTACAGGTGGAGCAGGATCAAATATTCCAACTGGTAGAACAGCTAACTATTATGGAACTATAAACAATTCAGATTCTCAAGGATTAGTAGCTGGTGATTATTCAGACTCAATAAACTTATTATCTAATAAAGATTTGTTTAGATATAATGTAATAGTAACCCCTGGTTTAGTAAGAAAAGAAACTTCCCATGCTGCGGAATTAACTAAGTTAGTTAATAACTCGGCCGTTAGAGGAGACAGTTTAGCTATAATTGATTTAGTAGGATATGGTGCTAATATAGGCACAGTTAAAACTGAAGCAGCAGGTGTAGATTCATCTTACGCAGCTACATATTGGCCATGGTTACAAACAATTGATCCTGACACAGCAGGTCAAGTTTGGGTACCCGCTTCAGCAATGATGCCAGGTGTATTTGCTTTCAATGACAGAGCAGGTGAAGCATGGTTTGCACCAGCTGGACTAAGCAGAGGTGGATTATCAACTGTACTAAGAGCTGAAAGAAGTTTAACAAATGGTAATAGAAACGAACTCTACACTAAAAATGTTAACCCAATAGCTACATTCCCAAACACAGGAGTAGTAGTATTCGGTCAGAAAACATTACAGAAAAAAGCAAGTGCTTTAGATAGAGTAAATGTTAGAAGATTATTAATTACTCTTAAATCATTTATTTCCCAAATAGCAGATAATTTAGTATTTGAACAAAATACAACAGCTACAAGAAATAACTTCTTATCACAAGTTAACCCATACTTAGCAAGTGTACAACAGAGACAAGGATTATATGCTTTTAAAGTAGTAATGGATGACAGTAATAACACACCAGATGTCATAGACAGAAATCAATTAGTAGGACAAATATTTATTCAACCAACCAAAACAGCTGAATTCATATACCTAGATTTCAATGTAATGCCAACTGGAGCTACTTTCCCAGCATAAAAATTAAAGAATTAGATATTTATAACAAGAAATAAATTAGAACAACATGCCAGTATTAGATCCAAACGAAATATTTTTTACCGCTTTTGAACCAAAGCAAGCCAATAGGTTTATCCTTTATATGGATGGTATACCAAGCTTCATTATTAAAGGAGTAAGTGCAGTATCACTTACACAAGGTGAAGTTACATTAAACCACATCAACATCCTTAGAAAAGTAAAAGGTAAATCGGTATGGAACGATGTTACAATGACATTATTTGATCCAATTACACCTTCAGGAGCTCAAGCAGTAATGGAATGGGTAAGATTAGGACATGAATCAGTTACAGGTAGAGACGGATATAGTGATTTTTATAAAAAAGATTTAACTATCAACGTTTTAGGACCAGTAGGTGATATTGTTTCAGAATGGATATTAAAAGGTGCATTCATTAAAGAATCTACATTTGGAGATTACAATTGGGATACTGAAAACGAAGCTAAACAAATAGAATTAACTCTAGCAATCGATTACGCAGTATTAAATTTCTAAAAACAATTAAATATTTTATTAAAGGGAGTTTGGCTATGTCAAACTCCTTTTTTATATTGGTATTTATAATAAATTAAGTTATAACAAATAAAAGATTATGAGCGAATTTAAGTTTCCATCAGAAGAAGTTGAACTTCCATCAAAAGGTTTAGTATATCCTAAAGAAAATCCATTATCAAGTGGTAAAATAGAAATAAAATATATGACCGCTAAGGAAGAAGATATTTTAACAAATCAAGCATTCATTCAAAAAGGTAATGTTTTAGATAAATTAATAGAATCTTTAATAGTAAATAAAGATATTAATTATAAAGATTTAATTCTTGGAGACAAAAATTCAGTTTTAATAGCAGCTCGTATTTTAGGATATGGTCAAAACTACAAATTTGAATATAAAGGAGAAGAACATGTTGTAGATTTATCAGAAGTTAAAAATAAAGAAATAGATGAATCTCTACTTCCTCAGGGAAAAAATGAGTTCAGTTTTAAATTACCTCATAGTGGTAATGATATTACTTATAAAATTTTAAATGGTCACGATGAATCCAAAATAGAGGCTGAATTAAGAGGTATTAAAAAAATTAACAAAAATGCTTCCCCTGAATTATCTACAAGATTAAAACATTTAATTACATCAGTAAACGGAGAAACAGAAAATAAGAAAATAAGAGAATTTGTTGATAATTTCTTATTAGCAAGAGATTCAAGATCATTAAGAGAACATATCAAAGAAACCCAACCAGATGTAGATTTATCATTTGATTTGGACGGTGAGGGGGAGGTCACAATCCCAATAGGGATTAACTTTTTTTGGCCTGACGCTTGAAATAGCCCCACAAGTTAGATTAAATCTATTTAAACAAATCCATGACATTGTATTCCATGGTAAAGGTGGATACGATTGGTTAGCAGTATACAGCATGCCTATATGGTTAAGGAAATACACCTTTAAAGAAATCTCAGATTTTTATAATAATGAAAAAAAGGAATATGAAAAATCCCAAGGCAAGGGTTCTTCCACTGTAGTAGATTCTGATGGTAAAGTTAATACTTCTAATTTACCTCAGTTTTCTAAAGGATCAAAGCCTAGAACATCATATAAGTAATTCTATCTTTTAGTATTTATAATAAACATCCTTAAATGGCTCTAGAAGACGATATTAAAAAAGTACAACAACTTAATGCTGAAATTAAACAGCTTTATAGAGATCTAAATAGGGCAGATAGACCTCCCATATTTGAACCTACCCAAATCCAATCAGCTCAAGATGCAATTAAAGGTTTAAAAACCCAATTTAACGAAATTAATGTTGAATTAGGATACATAGCTAGCTCATTTAGAGATTCAGTAGCTGAAATGTCTAAACAAAACTCAGAATTAGGTAAAACAAAATCATCGTTAAAATCAATTTCTTCAATTTCTACAGAAATAGTTTATGAAAATAAAAAAGGAACTTTAATTGAAGATAAAACTTTAGATAAACTACAAAAAAGAGCTAAACTTCAATTTGAAAGTTTAAAAATATCTATTCTTAGTGGAAGGTTAAAAGGGGAAGATTTAAAAGCAGCACGAGATGCAGTAAATCAAGAAAAATTGTTTTTTGATCAACTTAAAAACATAAGAAATGAACAAAAAGAAATTAAAGCAGATAGTGGTGTTAAACTCTTTTCAGGCTTAGAAGATATTACTAGTGCAATTCCTGGTCTTAGAAAACTTACGGGAGCATTTAAAGAAGCCTCAGAAGCGGCCCAAATGCAAGGTAAATTTAATTTACAAAATTTTGGAGACGTAAAAGGAATGTCTGCAGAAAAAAGAAAACAACTTAAAAAAGAAATTGCAGCAGAAAAAAAGATAAGAGATACTGATTTAAGTACATTACAAGGGGGATTAGAAAAAAATACTTTAGGTAAAGGTATGAATGCCGATTTAATCGAGAGGTTGGGATTATCTGATAAATTAGTAGGAATAGATAAAAAGGGTAATAAAGTAAGACTAGAAGGAACTGCAGCAGCTCAAAAACTAAAAGGTTTAATGAAGGAAGGATTTGATCTTACCAAAGATTTAAAACCTTTATCAAAACTCCCAGAATCTATAACCCCTCTTAAAGCAGGACTTAAAGCTTTAGGTCCTATATTAAAAACAGCATTAGGTCCTTTAGCATTATTATCAATGCTAGTTAAAACTTTACTAGAAGCTGATAAAGCAACAGGAGATTTAGCTAAAAGTATGAACATGACTTATTCTGAAGCAAATGCTGTAAGAATGGAATTAAATGAAATAGCTAATCTTTCAATGGATGCTTTCGTTACTACTAAAGGATTACAAGAATCATTTTCTTTTATTAATACTCAGTTAGGTTCTAATGTTAGATTAAGTGGTGAATTATTAACTCAATTTACTAGATTACGAGAACGAGCAGGTTTAACAAATGAAGAATTATACGGTGCAACCCAATTACAGCTTACTTCAGGAAAGACTTTAAATGAAATAACGGGTGAAATAATGGCCCAAGCTCAATTAACATCAGCTAAAAATGGGGTTATTTTAAATGAAAAACAAATTTTAAAAGAAATTAAAGATGTATCAGCTGCTACTACTTTATCATTAAGTAAAAACCCTACAGCAATATCTGATGCTGTTACTCAAGCTAAGGCTTTAGGCATGACCTTAAGCCAAGTAGAAAAAATCTCAGAAAGTTTATTAAATTTTGAATCATCCATTACAAGTGAATTAAAAGCCGAATTATTATTAGGTAAAGATATTAATTTAGAAAGAGCCAGATTACTGGCTTTAAACAATGATGTAGCCGGGGTTGCTAAGGAAATTTCATCTCAAATAGGAAACTCAGCTGATTTTGCTAGAATGAATGTTCTACAACAAAAAGCATTAGCTGAAGCTGTAGGAATGAGTAGAGAAGAATTAGCAAAAACTTTATTTGTTCAAGAAAATTTAGGTGCTGCTACAGGAGACGAAGCTATAAAAAGAAAAAAAATATTACAAGATTTAGAAAGTGAATTTGGAATTGAAGGTGCTAAATTAAAGCTTCAAGAAAAAAGTATAGAAGATTTAGAAGATCAAGTAAGCATTCAAGATAATTTTAACCAATCAGTATTAAAATTAAAAGAAATATTTGTATCATTAGCAGGACCTATTCTTCAAATAGTATCTCCTATAGTAGATCTTCTTGTTCCTGCTCTTAGTGCTATAACTTTTATACTTACTCCTATTTTAGAAGCTTTTAAAGGTCTATCAGGAATTTTAACTGGTAATATTGAATCTTTAAGTACTATGCAAACAATTTTAGGAACTATAGCTGGTATTTATTTAGCTATTAAAGCATCTGCTTTAGCTACTCAAATAATCCAAGGAATTTCATTAGGTATTGAAGCAGCTCGTGGAGGGTTTGCTAAACAACGTGTCCTTTTAGAAAGTGCAGGTTTACTCAAACAAGTAGGTACAGCTGTTTTTAGTGTTATATCTTCACTTTCTTCATTAGGACCTATTGGTGTAGCTTTAGGTTTTGCAGCAGCAGCAGGTGTCGCTTCTATGGCCGCTAAGTATTTAAAAGGAGATGACATAATGTCCCCAGGAGCAGGTAGTGGTTATGGAACTCGTACTTTAATGGGTCCTGAAGGTGCTATTGCTCTTAATAATAAAGATACTGTTATAGCAGGAACTGATTTATTTAATTCCAATAATACTTCCCCAACTCCTATGACTACACCTGTTAACCAAAACCAAAATTCTTCCCTAGAAGTATCACAATTAAAAGCCGAAAACGCAGCAATAAAACAAGAAACTAAAAAAACAAATAATTTACTTGAAAACTTAATATCTGCTACTAAAGCAAATAAAAAAGTTGAAATGGACGATCCATTTGGTGCACTCTATACTACTTAAATATTTATAATAAACATTAAAAATTAAAAAAATGGGATTACAAGATAAACTAACAACACAAGGTTCACCCTTATCAAAAAATAATGGGGGAGCAAATTCACAAATGCAAGGATCACTTCCATCATCT